CGAAGGACATGCACGCGAACTTCTGTCCGGCGAGGGGAGAATCCTCGTCGCATAGGTCGATATACTTGGGGTTCGCAGTTCCGTCATTCAAAGTCTTGCGGTCAAAGGCGGACATTTATAGATATATAGACCGGTGTTGTCTATATTGTTTTCATACAAAATAACATTTAGGGAAAACTGCCAACCGTCGCGACATTCAACGGATCGAAGTGCTACCCATTCCAATGTTTTTTTTGTTTTGCTATACTATATAACAAATGTCGGGTATTGATTTTAGCGAGTTAGTGAAGCGTGCGATTAAGTACATTGTCGAGGGCATTATGGTTGCGATTGCTGCCTATGCTATCCCGAAGAAGTCACTGAATATTGAGGAAGTCGTCATCATTGCGTTGACCGCTGCCGCCACGTTCTCTGTGCTTGACGTGTTCGTCCCGTCGATGGCAGCGTCTGCTCGTGGTGGTGCCGGGTTTGGAATTGGAGCAAATTTAGTTGGGTTCCCCCATATGTAAAGGGCGAACCACAATATGTGCGAACTTACGCCACATAAAATAACATATAGAATTATCCCATATGTTATTCTACCAATGGTTTCAAATTCGAAGAGGAAACGAATGAAGAAACAGAACGCTCTTGTTCGCAACGCAAAACTTGTATTGACTGGTGCGGACGAGAGCGTTGTCGATAGTGCCCCAGAAACCGAAGACAAAGTTACAACGGAGGCCGAAGATGAGAGCGTTGCCGAGATTGACCCAGAAACCAAAGACAAAGTTACAGCGGAGGCCGAAGACGAGAGTGTTGCCGAGATTGCCCCAGAGACCGAAGACTCCGTTGCAACGGAGGCCGAAGATGAGCCCGAAACCAAAGTTGCCGTGATTGCCCCAGAGACCGAAGACAAAGTTACAGCGGAACACAACAGTGTGACCGAAACCAAAGTTGTGGCAAATACCGATTGTGACCAATATGACAACCAGAAACGCGAAGATGCGCGCAGGCGCAAAAAAGAGCGTAGAGATTCAGTTTCCAACGAAGAACGCGCACAACAAGAGAGAAAAGAACGTCAAGATTCCGAATCAAATGAACAACAGGAATCCAATGATAAACGCAAGCGACGAGAAGATTCCGAATCAAACGAACATCAGGAATCCAATGATAAACGCAAGCGACGAGAAGATTCCGAATCAAACGAACATCAGGAATCCAATGATAAACGCAAGCGGCGAGAGAAAAGAACACGCGAACGTCCAAATTCGGAGCAACCATCAGAAACCGAAGATTCGTTTGAAATGTTGTCTGATCTTATGCTGTCGTTTAATAAAATATTAATAACTTTGCAAACCTCGCCCGGCACGCTAATGTCAGTGGTCGATGGAGAAGTCAAGAGAATCCATAAAATACTTATACGTTCGATGCTCGACGGCTCATTTTTAAAGTCTCTGTCAAAAAACCCATTCGACCCGGCAAGTCAATTCCCTAAATTCATCCGCATTCTGACATCGGGTTCGCCTCTCTATGAACAGACGTCCATGATTAGTGGAATGTTTGGCGCATCAAATCCGTTACTATCGTTATTCACGTCGATGTTATCAAGCAACAACGGCGAACGACACTGATACGTTGTTATTCTTCGTCACTTCCGCTTTCGCTGTCACTGTCATCATTGTATAACCGCCGGCGTGCGGTCTTTGTGTGTTTGTCTTCTTTTTTCTGTATATTGTTAAACCGGTTCAAAATACCAATAAACTCCTTGTCGGCGTGAATCAACGGGAACAACACATTCCCCTTATTTTCTCGTAAAAAAATCAACTTCAACAAATCATTTAGCACTTCAGCCAACGCTTTTATATAAGATTGTGACGGATTGCCGAAGAATAAAATAGAAGTAATTATGTTAGAAAACTGGTGTAAATTATGAATAATTTCTCGCTTGCCTTCTACATTTAATAGTGAGAAATGACACCCAGAGTGTGGCATATATTTCACATATTTTAAAAAGGCGTGTTTTAAACCAATGACCGATAAAGGTGTAAACTTACGCGGTTTACTAATCAAAATCCCCTAAATGTTACGTTTCCACCCGCCGTTTCGAGTAAATTTGAGTATTTGTTCGAAATTACATATTTTTATATTTATTCATTGCCGCGTCAGCCTCTGCAAACGTTATATATCTTTTCTTGTCTTCGTCGTACACCGTCAACCATAAATTATTGTAACAATCGGTAACCGACAATGTTACGACGTTATCAAACATATTGCTTTTGGAAACAACCTCGTCGTGGTATGCTTGCAAATTATAAGCGGGTATTTTTGCGTTCATGTGATGAATGTGGTGGTATTCTAACCCGCCGATGAAATATTTAAACATTCTTGGCACGAGTATAAACGAACTTCCGCTCAATCCGCTATCCTTGTAAGTCCATTCGTCGTTCCCTACTACATATGATGGGTTGTATGTATGTTCATTATGCACAATCGTAAATCCAATAAACGCCAAAACGCTAAATGAAAACAGATAATACATAAAAACACCCATTGTATAAAAAATATATTGAGTCAGTATAACCGAAACCGAAAAAAACGCCTGATGAAACAGCAAATGTGAATAATCGCCGTTATAATATTTTCCGCACCTTATAAACGAAAAATGTTCAGCAACGAAGAACTTCAAAAACCCAATCAATAACACGGTAACCGGATGTCTGACGATTTTATATAATTGTCGCTTGAACCAGTTTAACCTTTTATATTGACTATACGTGAAAGACACAGTTTCATTGAATGGAAACTTCTGTTCATTGTCTATAATTCCGTTGGTTTGGTGGTGTACGGCGTGTCTGGTTTGGTACCCCAGCCAAAATCGTTGAGTCAGCACGCTCGTAATCATATTTATAACAAGAGTCGCCGTTTCGTTTGGAATGTACGAGTTGTGACAACAGTCGTGAAGAATTGTGAATGTTCTTATTTGTAGCAACACATACAGAAGGGTCGACGGGAATGCGAACCAAGTGTCTTTGAAATACCACACACCATAAAACGACGAACACAGAACAAATGAATGTGTCGACAAATCCACGAACGCTGACATATACGACGATTTATACTTCATAAATAATTCTGTTTCATTGATTGGCTTGTCGAGCGCAGCAAGTTGTTCGTTCTTCATATACAAATGTGGATATTTTATTTGTTACTAATGAAATACGCATTCGAATGACTTCCCTTCAAGCATTTTCCTAAAGAAAAAGAAATATTCGTTCGAATGGCGAACGTCGTGTAGTAATCTTGGAATTATTCTATCCGATAATGTAATAACACAATGGTCGAACTTGTTTCCGATACGCCGACAAAACATAGAATCACATTTACCGCTCCGTCTTCGTTCAAGACCAAGATGACGAAGGTATACGAAAAGGATAAAAAAGACGGGAACCTGATGATTATCGATAATTACATCGAGGATTTCAATAAAAACAACAACAATTTAATCACTGAGAATAACTATAAAATTATCGACGATAATAACTTCGAGGTCGCAATTCTCTTCAAGCATCTATTTAGGGCGCTTGGTACGACACGAAAATATACGAAGTTTAGGGTCTGTATAGAGAACGATACGTCTGTTCTGATAAAAATAGACAATTCGCTGAAACTCAAACTGAAAACGCCGAGTGAGTCCGAACCCATGCCGGTCAAGTATATCAAGGTCAGTTATACGTCGTTGGACGATACAATCACCGTGACAATCGAATTCGAGACCGAAGATGATGCTGGAACTTACAAATGCTTCGATTTGGTGGTGGCGATGATCGAAGATGGGGTTGAAGAAGCGCTTGACGAACTGAAAAAAAACAAATAGACCACGCGCCGCACCGTTTTTCATTTACGCCACTCGGTAATTTTATTGTTTTTGATAACGAAAACAATAACGAGGTTTTTCTAAACCGTCGCGTTATATTCCCAGTCCAAATCTTTGCACACTTTACACCAAATCTGGTCTTGTTCGAGTTGCTTCTCTCTGTCTTTCATAAGCGGTATATATGGAAGGTATTGCGTCTGGTCTAATAGGACGCATAGTTGATACAGCGTATATGTGTAATTGAAGAAGTTGGTTCGATTCGCAGGACAGTGAATAGCCCAAGGTTGTTGGATTTCGACGAATAGCACACACAGAGTTTCGTGCAGGCGCTCGTCCATAAGAGGTGGCTGAATGCCGAAAATCGAGTTAATATATTGAATATGCTCGAAATATTTGTTGTGTCCCAACTTCCTTAAAATCTCGCGCATCTTGTCGTAATTCAGTTCTGCGGTCAGGTTCACGATTCGCTCTTTCTTGATTCGTAAACGAATATCTTCTATCACCTTCTCCGGTATTTGCGTGGTTTCTTTCGCTTGAAATTGCGATAAGATTTCCTTGAAATGGTTCAATCTTATATAAGCGGTATACGAAACTTCGCTTGGCGCCTCTTTATTTGATGGTTTCGAATTATCAACTATGCGACTGATGAATTTCCCGCAAGAATGGCTGTTGCATATCATTACGCCGTCTTCTTCCTGCGGAATCATCTCACCTTTGCCACAATAGTAGCAAATGTCGGTGGCAACTACGAAATCGCCGGTATTCACAATTTCGTTGTTCACATTTTTCCAATACTGAATTATCGACTGTTTGGACGACCCCGTTTTATCGGAACCTTCGTCCTTGTCGACTTGCTTCTGTAACTTGAAAAAACGGTTGAGCACATTAACGTTTTTGGTTCCACCGCTGGATATATTCTTTTTTTCCTCGAAATATGTGAAAACGTGTCTCGAGTTGTCGAGCATATAGTTTTTCTTCGTTAGTTTAAATTCTCTAATCTGTCCATTGATTGCGCGAATCTGATCTTTCAATTCGACACGACCATCGGCTTTGATTGTTCCCAGTTGTTTCTTTAGCAGTTCTCTCTGTTTCACGAGTTCCGGCATTTTCACGGTTTCGTCGTGATGAAATTCCTCCAACAGTTGACAATGCATTTTGTCGATGGTATGTTGCGTGGGATCCAACCGTTTCATTCCATTATCTTTAGGAAAATGTTTATATGTATTTCCATACGAATGAATTATTGTAAAAAAATGCGTGCGATGTATAATGGAATCGCACACAATAGAGAACAAGTTGTTCCAAAAGATGAACTTTGTAATGAATGCGGTCGAGCAAGGATGGACGGTGAAAAAGATAGACGAACAGTATATTTTTACGAAAAAACACGAGGGAAAGCGTGAGGTTTTCAAGGCCGATTATTTAGAGACGTTCCTTAGGGGGAACCTACGGTTCCCCCTTACCCCCTCCCTTCCAGGTGCAGGGGATTGAGCTGTTCGGGAGTGGAATAGATTCTTTAGGGGGAACCTACGG